TGGGCAACCATACGATTAAATTCTCTTTTACTTAAATTTGGTCTTCTTTTAGGTCTTTTTGCACCACCTCTACGAACTTCCGTTCCTAAATTAAAAGAATTTTTCCATATATTTTTATCTTTTACCTTGCAACTATACATAACCATTGACCTGTCTTCGCCACTATCTAAATTAATTGGTGTATCTCCCATTGCTTCTTTAACCATTATCTCTAACTTTTTATTAAGTATTATCATTTCTGATTGATATTCATCTCTTAATCTATGTAGTGTATCCACATTAATTTTTATACCACTAACTTCCATTTCTGTCAATACTTTTGTCATATTAAAAGATAATTTAAGTGTTTCAGTTAAACTCATTTATATCCACCTCTAATAATTTACATTGTTCTAAAGCTAATTCGTATGTACAATTTACATCCCCTCTACCATACTCTTCTACTAATTTATATGGGATATTCTCCAAACTAACTCCACTTTTCATATAATCTTCAATTAAGTGTTTCTTTTTTTGTTGGACTTTTCGCCTCTTGCAACTACCATCCAATGATAAATCACGATACTGACCTCTAGCAAGTAAATACTCAACAACCATAGTATCATACAAAATACCACTATAAGTAAACCCGCAACCCGACAACCAAGCCAAATCAAATTTAATATTATGCCCAATAAGGATTTTTGTGTTGCTAAGCAAGTCTTGTAATATTTTTTTACCATTTTCTGTTGGTTCTTTCTCTTTGTGATAAAACCATACATAATCTTCCTTTCCTGTGTGTGTTTTAAAACCTACACTTACTAATTGATTATTGCCATTATAAAAATAAACATCATCTTTTTTAAATGTAGTTTCAATATCTAAACAAGTCACCATCATTCTGCAAAATCCTTAAACACACCTGTTTTAACATCCATTTCACAAGTAACAGTAGAATGAACTCCATTGACTTTATTTTTAGATATTGTTAAAAATCTCGTTGGGTCTAAATCATAATCAGTATTATTTCTCCCTATTCCTATAATTATGTCACCCTCTCCTGCTTTACCTGTTTTAGAGCCGTCCAACATATCATAACTAATAATTTGTTTACCCTCTGCGTCTGCACCTGCCTGAGATACAGCCCACACTAAACAATTATTTCTTTTTGCGATTTCTCTTGCTGAACTATATAATTCTTTTAATCGTTCATCACCTCTGTTAAAATTACCTCTTACTTTTATTTTATCTAATTGGTCAACAAATATAATATCTGGTTTATTTAAATCACAATAAGATTGTATTTCACTAATATCTGTACCTACACTATCTATCACTGTTAATTTATCTTCTACTTCCATATCTTGTAATTTACTACTACAACTTTCAACATTGTCATACAATTCATCTTTTGACATATTTAATAAAGAACAGAATATACGAATTTTTAATCTTGTTGCTCTTTCTTCATTAGCCCAATAAAAAACTTTATGTCCTGCTTTTACATATTCACTTGCTAAATAACAACAAAAAGATGTTTTGCCAACTTCTGGTCTTGCGAATATAATTCCTAAATCTCCTCTGTTTAAACCCATAACTTGTGAGTATAAAGGTTTTAATGGAAATTTAAAATCACAAGTTTTTGTTTCATTTGCGATTAAATCTTTTAGTGTATCTTTTATAATTGTAAAAGTTTCGTGCTGTTCTGGGTCTTCTTTTAATGCTGTATCAATTATTCTTTGTAACACTCCAAAGTCATCACTTTGTCCTGTCCATATTGCTAATGCTTTATCTCCTATTTCTCTAGCTTTATCTCTTCGCCATAAATTAAATAATAAATCAAAAGCCATAGACATATTTGTAGGTGCAACACCTTTTAAATTTTCTATTTCTTCTTCAATGTTGTTGCGAGTAGATTCTGGCATTGCAGGATATCTATCTCTATGTAATGCAAGTAATTCATCAACTGTTAAGTCAACGTCATATTTTTGTTGTGATGAATTTATTGTTTCAAAAATTGTTGAGTATTCTTTTGGAAACATATCTTTTGATAAAATGTTTTTAGCTTTATCCCAAAAATCTTTTCGTAAACACAATGCTATTACTTGTTTTTCAATCATTAAAACCAACCATACCTTCTATATAAAATATTATGAACACGTGCTAAATTTTTTTTATCTTTTTTTGTTCCTTTAATTTTATTTGTCCACATATATTTAGGAAAGTCACATCTTTTATTTAAACAAGTTAAAATTTTAAATAATTTTTTTTCAATCACAAACAACAACCATTTTTATACAATCAATAATATTTTGTTTTTCATCTTGATTTTCTTCATTCTTTTTTTTATCTTCCGATTTATCTTTTGAATCTTCAGCAACAATAGTTATAGCCCTTGCAGTTTCTTTCGCAACCATAAATGCACAGCCATTTAACATTGTTAATATTAAAAATAAAAAACTAATCTTCTTTAATGTTATAATCATCTAATAAGTCATCCATTTCTAATTTCATTTGTTCTACTCTTTGCATAATATCGTCTAAATCATCATCATCATTTGTTACAAGAACATCGCCTAACTCATTGAAAAGGTTAGATAATTTACTCTGAATCTCTAAAAGTTCTAATTTCTGATTCGAGTTTAGCATTTTTAATTAATAAATTTGTATATGAATCTTTTAATTTAAAATATTTTTGTTTTAAATTATGTTTCATATTAATTTGTTTTCGGTGTAATAATTTCCACTTATCCAAATTGCGATATAACCTATGTATGTCAAATGGTTTGTTCATTACGCAACTCCTTATTTAACACAGCCAATGCTTGTTCATAAGTATCCCAAGCATTGTTTCCTTCAGCATCAAATAAATCTTCATCGGTGTCACTATCGTAAACCATAAATGCACCAACACTATTTTTTGTGCCTTGAGTTTTAATTATTTCAAATTTCATTATTTACCGCCTAACTTATAATAAATTTTTTCTAATGTTTTATAATCTTCATTAGAACATTTTTTCCAACTTGCTAAAGCAATTAATAATTCTTCAAATATATCTGTTGATGTTTTCATTATGCCTCCCTCTCTATTGTTATTTCAACTTGATTATCTGCACTAATAATAGTTTCTAATTTACAACCATCTAAAATATAATTTTCTAAAAAATAAAATCTTACTTGTTCATTAATATTATGTTTTTTTAATTTTTCAATTAATTGTTTAACTGTCATTATAGCATCTATCTCTCTCTTCTAAAAATTTTTTTTCACTTTTAGATATTTCCATAAAATAATTTAAATGACTTTCTATTTCATTTCTAAATTCTTTTTTCTTTTTAAGCATATCTTCAAATGAATCATTTTGATAAAAATAATCCATTTTAATTTCTATGTCATAACAATTACTCATTCCAATATCTCCCATATTTCATTTTTTGTTAGCACTTTTAAATCTCTATCTAATGTTACTAACTTTGTCAGAACTTTAGATTTAATACGCATAACAATATCAATTGCTTTTCTTGTTGCGTCTTTATCTAATGCTACTATTACTACTACACTATCAGATATTATTCGCAAGGCTTCATTTGTTAAATGTGTTCCCATTAATGCAATACCTTTATATCTGTCAGATACAGCACAAGCACTTGCACAATCTTCACACACTACTGACACACCACTATCCCCTATTACAAATGGATATTTACTTTTATTGTATCTATGCCATTTTGAACCATACTTTCCTAATCTTCTTCCAACAGCATCTACAATTTTATTATTGTGTCTAACAATAAATGCAACTCTATCATTTTTAACATCATATAAAATGTTATCCATATTTTTTAAATATGCTGTCCAACAATTATTATTTTGTAGATATAATTTTGCTCTATCATTTTTACTTATGGATACAAAGTAATCTGGTATTTTATATTCTGTATCTACATTAATCTGTTCGCTGTTATTAATAATAGAATTAAATATTTCTTTTGTTATTTTGTTGTTATTAAAACCAGAAATGCTACAATCAGAATGATAGCAATTATAGAGTAAACGTGTTCCAGAATTTGTTACAGAAAAAGTGTTATTATGATTACAGACAGGGCAATCTCCTCTATGTGATTCTCCAATGTTTAAATTTAAATTATTTAAATATTCTTGTAGCATATATTATACCCCCTGTGCCAAGTAATGATAATATATTTATCATATCAGATTTCTATCGCAAGAAAAAAAAATAAAAAAAAAAATAAAAAAAGTCTTGCCATAGAAATTCAGTAGTCTATTTATATAATAATTAGTAGTAGGCATAAATATAACAGGTTTCTTAGTAACTGGTCATTGTTGAAATCAAGACGTTAAAAAAGGAAGGCTTACTAAGTGCTACTAAATGGCTTGGGTAGTGCCAAGAGGATTGTGTTTGATGTTCGGCATATATACAATGAGAGCTTGTGAACTATTACACAAAGTAATCAAGAGTTCCTGTAAACTACACCACTTGGCTTGGGTAGTGCCATCTGAACACGTGCGTTGCGTAAAACTACCCAAATTTATGTGAGTAGTAGGTTTAACTCGAGTATAATATCTACCCTACTACTCACTTACTTAAATTTCCGTGAGAGGAAGGACTTACTGACGGGTAAGGTAATCATAGTTAAAATATAATCCTACTATGCCTCTCACGAAAGTTTAAGAGTTTTGGGTGTTGAGAGTCGCAATACTAGTTTAATTAACTTAATGCGTGGTTATATGGTTGTCAGCGAAACCACCGCCCAAAAAATAGAAAGGAAAAAAATGGCACATATATTGTGGATTGTAATTATAGTAATAATAGTGGTGGCTTTAATATGAGTGCTACTACATATTTAAATTTAGATGTTGTATCTATTACTTTAGGTTGTAGTGGGTATGGCACAAAGAAAGCATTTTTGCATATACATTTATCAGACGGAAAAATTGTTAGGTTTAACGAATGGGATGATAAAGAATTAGGTATGTTAAAAAATATTTTAAATGGTAGTGTTAGAGTTGGAATTAAAAAGAAACGTAAATACTATTATTTAGAAAAAGTTATTGCGAAAGAAACTGATAATACTATAACAAAATAATGAATATATTTTTTTTAGATAAAACACCCGAAAAATCAGCACAATATTTGTGTGATAAGCATATACCTAAAATGTTATTAGAATCAGCACAAATGTTATCCACTGCTGTTAGAAAATATGAGGAAGACACTGGCACAACACCACTTGCTGAACCTATTTACAAATCAGCTTATCCAAATCATCCTATGACTAAATGGGTGTGTGAAACTAAAGATAATTTTGATTGGACTTTAAATAATGCTTTAGCAATTTATGATGAATATAAATTAAGATTTAATAAAATACATAAATCATATAAAGTTTTAAAAAATATTATTGATTTTGAACTTAATGCACATATACCAGAAGGAGATTTTACCGAACCACCTCAATGTATGCCAGATGAATATAGAGATAAAGATTATGTTACTGCTTATCGTAGATACTATAATACTGATAAAAAGTATTTTGCTAAATGGGAAAAAGGTCGTAGTTGTCCAGAATGGTGGATACAATAATGGCATTGTGGCAATTAGATGATACTTTGGCTAAAGCTGAAAAATATAAAATATTACAAAAAAGAAAAAGTAAGAGATATAAAAATTTGTTAAAGATGAAAAAAAAATTAGATAATAAAGCATTACGGATGCCTAAAACTAATCCTCAATGGAGAGATAGAATTAATTGGGATAGAGTAAATAGTATTTTACATAAACGATATGGACACTAAAAAAAAGAAGCTAACACCAGAACAATTAGATGAAATGGAAGAATATATGGAAAGATTGTTAAAAGAAAATCAAGTGTTAGGGGAAAAATGTAAAGAATTTTTAAATTCTGTTAGGGGACACCTTTTTGATGAAATAAATGTTAGTGAACTTCCTAAAGAATTGTTAGTATATTTGTTACAAAGAGAATTGTTAATTGTATCTAAAAATTTGTTACCAGATAAAAAATTAGACCACGCATTAATAATAATCCACGAAGCTATTGCAGATACAATAAAAGATAATTTGTATCCACAAATCACGGAAAGACAATCATTACATTAATTGTAGATAAATAAAAATAATTTAAAAAAATTTCATTTAGGGGTTGCGAATACTTTTTATTAGACTATATAGATAAGTATGTTTTTAACATTGTGTAATAATACTAGTCGCCCAGTGGCTTTAAAGTGTTATAATAAATTTAGCAGTTTAAAAAATACACAAAACTGCTTTTTAAATAATTATAGTAGGTAATATAAAATGAAAAAATTTATTTGCAAAGTTGATTCAGATGGTTTGATGGAAGAATGTAAAATGATTGATGGAAGAATTATTGAAGCAGAAGATGAAATAGAAGCTGAAAAAATACTACAAGAAAAATTTTCACCAACATTTAATGGTTGGTTTATGGAGGGAGAAGATGAGTAATCAACTACAAAAAAGAAAATATCGTAAAGGTGCTGTTCATAGTAGAAAAAAAATATTTCAACAACCTTCAGAAAACATTAAACGCAAATGTAATATTTGCAGTCAAGAATTTGTAGCTGAAAATAAATATATTCGTTTTTGTGATTTATGTAAGACAGAAGAAGAATATAAATTTGGTTATGATTTAACTACATTTGGGAAAGGAGATTATATATCGTGATATGACATTAAATGACTTGCTAAAAAAATTAAAAGGTAAAAAACTCGATAAAAATTTAGTTTTTTATTCTAACAATGAAGAATTATATAACTATGAATTTCTTGGTGTCTATGAAAATGAGGGGCAAATTGAAATTTATATAGACAAAGGAGAAAAATTATAAAAATGACATTTTTAGAATTTATGAAAAAATTAAGTGAAATAGTAGATACTAATGTTAAAGCTAAAAAAGATATTTCACAAAATGAGATATATTTTTTTGCTGAAGATGAATATCAAACATTTGATGTTAAAATTAATAATATAGAAATAGAAGATAACAAAATATTTTTGAGTTAAATTATGAAACATTGGAAAACTAAAGAAGAAATGGGAGAGGGATTTGAATATAATGAAAAAGAACATAAAGAAAATGAGTATAATGCTTTATGGGATATTAAACCCGAAGAAGAAAATACAATGAGAACTAAGTATTTAATAAGAGATTGTTGGACTAATACTCAATTATTAGAATTAAAAAAACATATTGACGAAGTAATTGAAGAAAAAGAAGAAGTTAGTTATGAAAGAATATAAGTCAATAATCACAATTAAATTTGGTGGAAATAATTTAGAATGTGAAAGTGAGGAGGAATATAGAAAACGAATTAAAGAAAATTTTTATGAACAATATAATATTGATTTAAGAGATGATGAAATAAAAATAGAGGGGGAATAAATAAAGGTTTCAATCATTAAGCTGATGATTGATGGGGGAGAGGGAAGTTTATAAAGAGTTAACCACCTTTTCTCAAATTAGAAATGTTGCTGTCAAAACACAGGCAGATTGTGGCATATCTGGACTGCCAGATAAAAAAGAAATGTATTGAAAAACTTGTTTGATATGTCTTTCAGCAACAAATTGTTAGGTAAAAAATTGTTAGGTAAAAAATTGTTACCTCAAAAAATTGTTACCTCAAAAAATTGTTAGGTAGAAAAATGAATGATATTAGTGATATGAGTGAGGAGTTTCACGATTGGTTAGAACAATGCCCTTGTCATTGGTTTAAAAAATATGGTGAATCTACTTATACTTTTAGTGAAGAAAATGAAGAAAATAAAGAGGAATAATAATTTAGTAATTATTGTAGTTGCAATAAAAATTTACAATGTTATATATTTGTAAATAACAATTTAACAAAGGAGAATAAATGTCAGAAGTAATGACACACGGAGTTAAACTTACCGACAAAAAAGTTCACAACAATATTGAAGATACTAGTTTTTTCAATATTCCATTAGATACAACAACTGATAATTTTTGCAGATATAAGGGCAAAGAAATTAAAATGAATGATGCTGTTTCAGTTTTACGAACTGATACAAATCAAGTTATTGGTCGTCCTCGTTCAGATAAATACAAAGTTGTTAATCCAAAAATATTATTTGATAGACACGCAGAAAAACTTTTGCAGAGTAATTTACCCGTAAAGAATTTAGAAATTACTGATTGGAGTTTTGATAATGGTGCAAAGTCATTAAGAACAACAAAATTTAATGATTTAGATTTTGATATTGGTGGTGGCGATAGTGTAAAAGCTAGGCAAGATGTTTTTACAAGTCTAGATTTGTCTTGGAGATTTCAAGTATTTAATGGTGGTTATCGTTCACTATGTGAAAACACTTTAGTTTTTGGTGGGGAACGTCTGTATCATCAAAAAAGAAAACATACTAAAGGAATTTCTATTGAAAGTATTTTAACAAAACTAGATAAATCATTAGAACAATTTTATTCTAATAAAGATGAGATGTTAAGATGGAGAAATAGTCCCGTTAGTGATAGTCAAGTTGCGAAATTGTTAACTGAAACAATTTGTAAAAAACCATTAGCAGATTTAAAGAAACAAGCTGACGCAAATATTGTTACTATTAATCAAAAATTATTTGATTATTTAATGTATAGATATTGGGAAGAAGTTCCAAGTTTAGGTAAAAATCTTTGGGCTGTTTATAATGCTCTTACACACTGGTCTACTCATACTGATGCAGAATGGGAACGACAAAACGACAAAGGAGTTTTTGTTATCCTTAAAACGTCCAGAGGTTCAAGCAATCCAAATTTAGTTGCTACAAGAAGACAAGACGCAATTAGGGGAGTATTATCATCTAAAGAATGGGGAAACCTTGTTAGAAGATAAATAATAAAAAATGTATTTTTAGCTTTGCGAATACGTCAATATAAGCTAATAAAAACTGGGCTGTAATTAAACAGCCCTTTTTTTAAATTTAAATGAAAAAAAGAAAGGTAAAAAAATGGAAGTATTTTTGATGATATATAGAATTTTAATGGTTGTATTGATTATAGGAGTATTACTATTAATATTTTAACTTCCAAAAATTGCCATAATTTGGTAATATTAAGAATTATAACTTTTAACAAGGAATATAAAAAATGACTAAAAAAAATAAAACACATCTTTCTAGACCTTATCTAGATATTGATAAAAATACCCTTCCAGCTAGTGAATATAAATCTGGTAAGGCAGTTGCTCTGCTGTTTGCTCTAGATTTTTTAGAACATTACGCAGAAGGTTCAGCTGTAAACATTTTAAAACAAATGGAAAACTATTTGAAAAAAGAATTGAA